AGTGCCGATTTCTCCCCATGGATTCAAACGTCGGAAACAGGGGAAACGTCGAAAGGTCGGAAAGCGAGGAAAGGCCGATGAAGTGCGAACTCTGCGGCAAGGAATTCCAGCCTTCCGGACACGGACGCCCGCAACGCTACTGTTCGAAATCCTGCAGGCAGAAAGCCGATTATCGTCGGAAGAAGAACCGGCCTCCGCAGGCCGCGGCGAAAAAGGCCGAATCCAAGACGAAACGTGAGCCGGAATCCGACCTCGACCAGCGGAGCTTCGAACGGATGATGGATGGCAGCATGCTGGACATGCTGCGCGCGAACCGCGACCGGTTGCAGAAGGCCATGGACAGCGAGTCCACACCGGCGAACGCATTGCCGGCGATCAGCCGACAGCTCATCGCGGTGTGCGACAGAATCGAATCCCTGCAGTGCGGCGGCCTGACCGACCTGTTCGAAGACGAGGAAGACGAGGTGGCGGAGGATGTCGGAGCGTCGATTGTCTGAGATTGCCAAGGTCCTGCGCCAGCCTGATGGAATCGTCGGCAGCGAGTTCACGCGGATCAACAAGGCCGCGCGCAAGGCCGGCATCCGGTTCGACCTGTGGCAGCAGGGATTCCTCTGGCTCCTGTTCGCGCGGAACGCGGAAGGCAAGTACGCGTGCGGCTCCGACGGGGCCGTCCTGTCGAGCTGCAGGCAGATCGGCAAGACGTTCACCGTGGGCACAGCGCTGTTCCTCAAGGCGATACTCACGCCGAACCTGAAGGCCATCTGGACCGCGCACCACACGCGCACCAGCGACGAGACGTTCGCGGACATGTGCGAGATGGAGCATAATCCGGTGCTCGGCAGGTACGTGGAACGCATCCGCAGGGCGAACGGCCAGCAGGAGATCACGTTCACGTCCGGCAGCCGGATCATGTTCGGCGCCCGGGAGAACGGCTTCGGCCGAGGACTGCACAGCGTGGACGTGGCGGTGTTCGACGAGGCGCAGATCCTCACCGTCCGCGCGATGGACAACATGATCCCCGTGCTGAACACGAGCCCGAACCCGTTGGTCGTCTACATGGGCAACCCGCCCAAGCCCGGCGACCAGTGCGAGGCGTTCACCGAGAAGCGCATGCACGCCATGAACGGCGACGGGAGCCTGCTGTACGTGGAGCTCGCCGCCGACAGGGACGCGGATCCCGACGACCGCGAACAGTGGGCGAAGGCGAACCCGTCCTATCCTCGACGGACCAGCGAGCAGGCGATCCTGCGCATGCGCAACAACCTGTCCGACGACTCGTTCCGCCGCGAGGCGCTTGGAATCTGGGACGAGACCGTCACCGCGTACGCCATCGACCCCGACCTGTGGAAGGCCGCGGCCATCGACGGCGTGCCCGAAGGCGGCACCGTGAGCTTCGGCATCGACATGCCGCCTGACAGGAGCGTGCTGACCATCGGCGCCGCGTTGCGGTACGAGGACGGCACGGCCGTCATCCAGATGGCGAACATCAAGGACGCTCGCCAGGCGGGAACCATGTGGGCCGTCGACTGGCTGGCCGAACGTTGGCCGAAGACCGCAAGCGTGGTCATCGACGCGCAGTCGCCCGCCATGAGCCTCCTGCCCGACCTGAAGGCCGCGCACGTGAGGGTCACCGTGACGAACATGCAGGAGATGGGGCGCGCGTGCGGACGCTTCCTCGACATGCTCAAGGCCGGAACGCTCAAACACCCGCAGGACGAATACCAGCCGCAGCTCGCCGAGGCGGTCAAGGGCGCGACCACGCGTCCGCTCGGACAGTCAGGCGCGATCGCCTGGAACAAGCTCGGCAGCGACATCGACATAACGCCGCTCGTGTCCACCACGCTCGCCCTGTACGGCGCGTTCACGACGAAGCGGCATCCCGGAAGACGACAGACCATCGGAGGAATCTAAATGGGCGACATCCAGATGACGAGCGTTCCGGATGATTGGCGGCCGTCCGGCGGGGCGGTGGCGCTGCCGAAGCTGGTGGTGCCGACCAGCATCGACGGGCTTGCGGGCCAAGAGAACGAACTGCTCGCAGAGCTTGCCAAAGTGTGGGCTCGTCATGCGAGCCGCAATCGGAATCTCACCGCGTACTACGAGTCGAAGGAGCCGCTGGTCGACTTCGGGCTTACGGTTCCGCAGTCCATCAAGGACCACTACACGCCATTGGGATGGGCGCGCAAGGCTGTGGATATGCTCGCCGAGCTCTGCGTGTTCGAGGGATTCGTCTCGCCGGGCGTCGATGATCCGTTCCAGCTGCAGGGCTTTATGAGCAGAATCGGATTCACCAGCGTGCTCCAGCAGGCCATCCAGACCGCGCTCATTCATGGCTGTTCGTTCCTCAGCGTCGTCCAGGACGCGGAGAACAGACCCCTCATCCGCACCCACACCGCGGAAAGCTCGGCGGCGATCTGGGATTATCCGAACCGACGTGTCAAGGCATGCATGGCCATCACCGACGTGGACAACGACAACGAGGCGACGGGGCTCGTGCTTTACATGCCGACGCGCAATATCAGCGTATCCCGCAGTTTCGGCACGTGGCATGTGCAAGGCTCACAGCTCACAGTGGATGGCGAATGCAGCGTGTTCCGCCTCGCCTACAAGGCGACCGAGGTCAAACCGTTCGGACGTTCCCGCATCAGCCGTGACGCGATGAACATCATCGATGGCGCGAACCGTACCATCGTGCGCGCCGAAGCGAACGCCGAATTCTACGCGTTCCCGAAGATCCTGCTCATGGGCACCAGCGACGAGCTCGCGTCCTTGAGCGCGGATGCCGCGCTCAAACTCTACATGGGCCGCTACAACATGATCAGCAAGGACGCGGACGGCGATTCGCCGACGGTGACCCAACTGGCAGCATCCAGCATGGATCCGCACCTGACGATGCTGAAAAGCTGGGCAGCCATGTTCGCCAGCGCGATGAATATTCCGGCCAGCTCGCTCGGCATCGTTTCCGACGCGAACCCGACGTCCGCCGACGCGACCGAGGCGCAGCGCGAGGACCTGATCATCGAGGCCCGACACTGCGACCGCGATTTCGGCGAATCGATACTGCAGGCCGCGCGTCTCGTGGCGCGCATGCAGGATCCGTCGGTGTCCGACGATGACCTGATGAAACTGCAGGTCGACTGGAAGAACCCGAACACTCCCTCAAGCTCCATGAGTGCGGACGCGTTCAGCAAGCTCGCCGGAAGCATCGACGCGTTCGCGAACAGTGAGGTTGGCATGACCCGCGCCGGATTGAGCCGAAGCGAGATCGTCCGCCTGAAGGCAGACCAGCGCAAGGCGCAGGCCGGACAGGTTCTCGACCAGATTCGCGGCATGCGCCAGCAGGCGGAACAGACGCAGGATGATGGGACACAACAGAGTGATGCCTCAACAAAATCATCTGTTGAGGGGGGCTGAAGGACAGCTTCGACGCACTGGGAGTCGCGATCAGGGCCGGGGTGACACCGGAATCCGCAGCACAGATGCTTGGGTTGGAGGGCATTGAATTCACCGGCATGACGCCGGTCAGCCTCAAACTACCGGAAGGCGGCGGCAATGAGCCTGAACAATCTGAACCTGCCTCCGGAACAACGCAGAAGGCTTGAACTCGACCTCAACGATCTGTACGAGGACTACACGGACACCATGAGCCGTCTGCAGAAGGAGGCCGGCAACAGCGTTTCCGGCCTCGTCTGGGACGGTGAAAGCCAGGAACTCATCAAAGCTGAGATCAACCGGTACGCCGACGCCGCCAACAAGCTCGCATCCGACTACTACAGTCATGTGCGCGACCTGTGGGCGCAATACGGCGGAATCGACATGCCGGAATACGATCCGCCGGACGTCACCGCCGACCGTGCGGTCTGGCAGATGGAAGGCGGCTTCAACAACACCGACTTCATGGGACTGCACTACAAGGACGTCATCCCGGACGGGAACGGCGTCGTGCACAACAGCGCCGGGAAAACCATCGACGACCTGTGGCCGACGTTCGCCGATGAGGAGCAGACTCTGGAATACGTGCAGAATCTGATCCAAACGGTCGGACGGCTGACCATGCAGAGGGCGGTGGCCAACGATCCCACCAAGCCGCGTTGGGCGCGCGTTCCACGAGGAGCGAAGACATGCGCGTTCTGCCTCATGCTCGCATCACGCGGATTCGCTTACCTGAGCGAGGACACCGCCGGACGGCAGATGCAATACCATGCTGACTGCGACTGCGACATCGTGCCCAGTTGGGGCAGCAGCAACCTCAAAGGATACGATCCGGACAAGTATCGTGAAATGTACCAGACCGCCAAAAACGCGGCTGGCGATGACGGCGACTGGCATGACGCGCTATCCCAATTGAGACGCATCTATCACGATGAGGTCAATGATGGGGTGACCGCCAAGCCGACGATTCGATGGAGCGGCAAGTCGATTCCAATCAGCGCTTCCGAACTATCGAGATTGTCGGATTACAGCATCAGAATGCCTGGAGATAGGTTCTCCAACGACGAGAAGGTCGCGGCTTTGATGGATTGGACCGGCGACAGCTACAAAAGCATCAACGGCTACCTGTTCGGAGAGCGGAACCCGTCAAAAGCCGTCATTCATCAGGTTGAATGCATCGACGAAGCGATATCCGACCATATCACCCGGGAACGGTTCACGGTCGACAGGCAGATGCGGTTGTCGACGTTCCACGTCAACGACGTGGAGTCGCTTTTCGACTTGAATACCGGTCTCACCTTCGACCATATCGGTTACATGGCCACCAGCATCAAGGAGGGAGGCGTCGACATTGACGGGGAAGACCGCGTCGCCACAAGAATCCTGGTGCCGCCGGGAAGCGCCGGCGTGTATGTGGAGCCGATCACCCAACATCCTGGAGAATACGAGATCCTTCTTCCGAGGGGAAGGACTCTTCGTTTCGAAGGGCTTGGAGCATCCGGCGGCAGGCCGATCGTTTATCTGAGACTGCTATGATTGAACTTATGGACCGTTCCGACCGTTTCACATTCATGCCCGGTGATTTGAAGGAAGTCACCGATGAGCGCCGTCTTGCGGAAATCAAAAGCAAGTATGGCGACATTTCCATGCCGCAGGACGAATATGAGTGGGTCAGGAACGAGGGCAAGAAACGCTGGTCTGTCGGCGATTATGTGTCGACAGACGAACTCAGGTCCGAATACGCGCGAAGAAAAGCGCTAGGAAATCTCTGAACATCAGGAAAGCCACCACGTTCCCGACGTGGTGGCTTTTCCATAGTCGAGCGGGGGAGGTGAATAAATGCCATCGGATCTCATTGTCGGCCCAGCCTACGTGACAGTGAAGCCTGATCTGAGCCAGTTCAGAGCGATGCTGTTGGACATCGTCGCCGTTATCGACAAATACGACAACGGCGACGATACCGTGTCAGACTAGTCCTCTGGATTTTGCGCAGTCCGCGCACACGGGCAGCGCGTCCGCCGGCATGTCGGCCGGCGGGTCAATCGGCTTATGGCAGTACGCGCATTCATGCGAATGCCGTTTCGCGTACTCGCCGACCGCCTGTTTCGCAATATTGTCCAGATTCTTCCGATCGAAATTGATTCGTACGTTTCCCATCGTCCGTCACCTCCTTTCCTGTGGTTGACGTCGTGGGATAAATCCTAATTCAAGCCATCACGCCACCCGTGATGGCTTTTCTTTTACCTTTCACACCCCAGCGATGGGGCGGGGCGCAGCCATGCGCGAATCCAACAAGAATGGCCGCCAACTCGCCGGCGTCAGGCGTGGAAAAACAAGCAAAAGGAGCCACCAACCATGGCAGAAGACAATCAGACCGGCACGGACGTCCAGCAGGAGTCGGAACAGCATGTTCCGACCCCGAAGGACGTGAACGATGCGAAGCCGAGGACCTTCACCCAGGAGGAAGTCGACCGCATCATCAACGAACGTCTCGGCAGGGAACGAGGACGGAAAAGCGACTACGAGGCTCTCAAGGAGAAGGCCGGACAGGCCACCGACCTCGAATCGAAGCTCTCCAAGGCGCTCGAGGAGAACGAGAAGCTCAAAAGCGAAGCCAAACAGGCCGAACACGAGAAGGAGCTCTCCACGATCCGCTCCGCCGTCGCGGCAAAATACGGCATCAGCGACCCAAGCGTTCTCGTCGGCGACGATGAGAAGCAGATCGGCGACTGCGCCGAGAGACTCATGAAGGTTTTCGCCGGCATGCGCTCCCGCGGAATCGTCGCGGAGCAGAGCGCCCGCACAGGACAGGCCAAGCCGAAACACTCCGGCCGCGAGGACTTCGCCAACGCCATGAGGAACACGCTCCTGTAACCCGACCATCAGTCACCTAACGAAAGGATGAGTCATGGCAGATCCGTCAATGACCCGAAAAAGCAACGGCCTCGACCTCACTCCGGAAACCCAGGCGGAGATCTGGCAGACCGCGAAATACGAGAGCGCGTTCATGCAGCTCGTGCCCGAGATGAAACTCCCCGGCAACGGCGTGCGCGTGCCGATCATCACCGGCGACCCCGAGGCCACGTGGGTCGATGAAGGAGCGGAGAAGACCAAGAGCGGCGTCGGCTTCGGCAAGAAGGACATGCTGCCGTACACCATCGCGGTCATCATGCCGTTCTCCAACCAGTTCAAGCGCGACTTCGGCGCCCTCTACGACCAGGTGGTCGCCAAGGGTCCGGGCGCGATCGCACGCACGTTCGACAAGACCATCATGGGATTGGTCGACGCTCCGGGCTCGGACTTCGACACATTGAAGACCGCGAAGCAGATCAGTCTCGGCAAGGACGTGTGGAAGAACCTCAACGCGGCCGACGACTCCATATCCGCCGCGGACGGCACCCTCGACGGATGGGCGATGTCCACCCAGGGCCGAAGCCTCCTGCGACAGGCCACCGACAACAACGGTCGTCCGTTGTTCCTCGACGGCACCGGTTCGTCCGACGTGTCCACCATCCTCGGCAACCCCGTCCAGATCTCCAAGGGCGTGCACGTCCCGGCTGTCACCGAAGGCACCCCCGCCAAGGAGATCATCGGCGTCGGCGGCGAATTCGCATCCGCCGCATGGGGCAGCGTCGAAGGAATCCAGACAAGCATCTCCGACCAGGCCACCATCACCGTGGACGGCAAGCAGGTCAACCTGTGGGAGCACAACATGTTCGCCGTGCGAATCGAGATCGAGGTCGGCTTCCGCATCCGCGACATCAACCGCTTCGTCCTGCTCACCGCCTGACGGGAGGCCGATATGGCAAGCAAAATGCATATCATCGCCGCCGCGAACGCGGAGGTCAACCCGGTCCAGACCACGACGGGCGTGGTGTTCGTGGACGATTCCGGCGCCGCCATCGACATAGCCGCAGGCTCCTCCTACGTGCTTCCGGCCGCCACGCAGAACGCGCTCGGCGGCGTGAAACTGCAGGTGTTCGGCGAAGCGATCGGCAACGCGAGCGAAAACGTCGCCGTCGCGGCCGCAGCCGCGCCGACGAAAACCGAATACGACGCGCTCGTCGCCTCCTACAACGCGCTGGCGAAACAGTTCAACCGTCTCATCAGCGGACTGGCCTCCAGCGGCGTCATCCAGGTGCCGTCAGGGAAATGACCATGGTTGACGAACCGGACATGTTCGCCACGGCCGACGACCTCGAGGCGCGATGGCATCCGCTCACCGACACGGAACGGACGAAAGCCGTCACACACCTGCTGGACGCGACCGAATACATCAAGGAACGCTCGCCGAAATGGCAGCGGCTCCTCGACGAACGGCCACGCCTGCTCGCGAAAATCACCTGCGACATCGTCCGCAGGATCATGCAGGCCGACCCGCTCGACATCCCCGGCGGCGTCACCCAGATGAACCAGACCACCGGCAGCTTCAGCGAACAGTACAGTTTCGGAGCGCCGACAGGCGACCTGTGGCTGCGCGACGACGAGAAGAAGCTCCTCGGCATCAACGCCCAGCGCGCGTTCAGCGTCGACATGGCGTCGGGGGAGGTCTCCTGATGGAAACCATCGAGGTCTGGCGCGGCCAGCCTACGACCGACGTGGACGGCAACCCGATCCAAGGCAAGCCGTCACGCGTCGGCACGTTCCAGGCGATGGTCGCGCCGGTCTCCACCACCGACCAGACCGAGGAGACCGCATCGCCCCGGACGGTCGAATACACGATCCACATCCGCGGCGGCAAGCCGACCGGCATCCAAGCGTCCGACCTGATCAAGGTCCGAGGCATGCTCCTGCCGGTTGAAGGCACGCCGCAGGTGTGGAACAACATCCACGGACGCCACGTCGGCGACGTGCTCACCGTGGGCGAACGGAAGGGGTAGGCCATGGCCAAACGATGCAGATTCGTGTTCAACCGCAAGGCGTTCAGCCAGCAGATCCTCAAAAACGAGTTCCTGCGCGACCGCATGCGCGCCGCGGTTCATGAGGCAGTCACCGACAGCCGGTGCATGGTGCGCGACTACAACGGCGCGAACCGCAGCGGCGTGGCCATCCTCTGTCCGGCACCCGTGGAGAAGGCCCATGGCACGTTGGAGGACACGATCGGGAGGATGCGCGTATGAGCATCCCCGTCACCCCGCGGCGCATGGAGCCGCTGCTCCTGCCGAAACTCAGGGAGCTGTTCCCCGACGTGACGTTCGACACGATCGGACGAAACGACCTCGAACCACCCTTCACGGAAGCGACATTGGCCGACTCCATGCAGGGCATGAGCACGCCGATCAGCCAATACGCGCGGCTGAGGCTGACGGTGCGATGCGCCAGAGCCGACCACACCGGAGACTGGGACAAGGCCGCCCGCCTGTGGGCCGACATAGCAAGGGAGATCATCAGGCTCGGAAACGTCGCGCCGCTCATCAGCGCGTCACTGGAATCCGGGCCGGTGCGAATGGAAGGCGAGGATTCGAGACTGGTGGACGCGTACGGCGTGCTCCTGCTCGAGGTCTCCGTCATATGACAACCGACAACAGACAGCGAAACGTGCCGCCACACGCGTGAACAAAATGGAAAGGTGAGGACGAATGTCCGACAACAACGAGGAAACCACCGTCGCGGCGCAGGCCGATTCCGGCGGCGGACAGCAGCCGACGAAGACGGATTACGGATACGTGTCCAACGGGAACGCCGCGTCCAACGTGAGGCTGATCAAGAACTACGCGCTGTTCCTGTTCCCCAGGGGCGACAGCACTTTCGTCGTGCCGACGGGCGTGAACTGGGCTCCGCCGTCCGGCAAGAAGCCGATCGGCTACAGCACCGAGGACGGAGCCGTGCTGCACCCGGAGCCGGGCGACAGCACCGACTACAAGGCCCACAACGGCGACATCGTCCTGTCCGACACCGACCCGGGCTACTGGACGCTCCAGCTGGCCGCCATGGAAGGCCGCAAGGACGTGGTGTCCGCCTACTTCGACGTGGACGTCGACTCGGACGGCGGCATCGGCATCAAGGGCGCCGGCCTGAAGAAGGAATGGACCCTCGTGCTGGTCGCGCTTGACCAGCAGGACCGCCCGTTCCTCCTGTACGGCACCAACGCGAAGGTGTCCGACCGCGACGACGTGAGCCTGAAGTCCAGCGAGCTGATGAGCTTCAGCATGACGTTCAAGCTGCTCAAGGGCGACAACGGCGAGCAGTTCCACGCATGGGGCCTCGTCACGGAACAGTGACCCGATGATTCTTCCCGTGCCGCCGATGGCGGTCGACGGCACGGGATCCTTTTCCATCCAACCGCCGTGAACCGAACGGAGAACACATGAGCGACAACACCTATCACGTCGTCGACGTCAGTCTGGACGACGCCGAGGAACTCAAACCCGACGTGCACCTCGAGGTCGCCGGCGTGAAGCTCGACCTGCCGAACCTCAACAACGCGGAACTGCCCATCGAGCTCGTGCAGGCCATCCTGCTGGTCAAGAGCAGGCCCGCACTGTCCGACGAGGAGACCAGCGCCTGCATGAGCACGTTCCTCGCATACTTCCAGACGATGCAGCCGAACTTCTGGAACGCGCTGCGCAAGACCCAGCGTCCGCTCGCATACCTCACCGCGACGGTGAAGGCGTGGGCCGAGGAATCCGGACTGGACCCAAAAGCGTTTACCTCGCCCACCTCTGGAACACCCATCGCGCGGCGTTAGCCTACGACTGGATCCGGGCGTACGGGCAAATCTACCGGCCCGTACGCTTCCCCGAATGGCTTGAAGGCAAGCGCCCGCGAACCGACTGGGGACTCGCATGGGCATTGACCCGCGAAATCCTCAAGGACCATACGAGCCACTCGTGGATGGCTTTGCAGAACGCCGTCTACGCGCCAAGCGCCGCCGAACAGGCCATCTGGATGACCGCCCCGGAACGGCAGAAACGGCCATGGTTCGACCATGCGCATGATCCGCTCCGCACGCCGACGCCGACGCACAACCTCACACGCCGCCAACGCGACGACAGGGAAAGACTCAAAAAGATCTTCCACATCACCGACGACCTATGATCCCGACCGCCATCGGAATCCCGACAAACAGCAAATGAAGGAGCATGATGGCACAGGACATAGGCGTCGCATACGTCCACGTCGAACCCTCCGGAAAAGGATTCGGCAAAAGCATCGAAGGCGACATCGGAGACGCGGTCGACAAGGCATCCACCAAAAGCAGCGGATCGCTCATCACCAAAATCGGCGGCGCTTTCGGCAAAGTCGGCAAACTCGGCATCGGCGCGATTGCCACCATCACCGGAGGCATCACCGCCCTCGCCGCCAAAGGCGGATTCACCCGCGCCCTCAACATCGAGAACGCCCAGGCCAAGCTCAAAGGCCTAGGACACGACAGCGCAAGCGTCACCGAAATCATGAACGACGCGCTCGCCTCCGTCAAGGGCACCGCTTTCGGATTGGGCGACGCCGCGACCGTCGCGGCCAGCCTGTCCGCCTCCGGTGTCAAGGAGGGCGGACAGCTCACCAAGGTCCTCAAGACCGTGGCCGACACCGCGCAGATCAGTGGCAGGAGCCTGACCGACATCGGAACGATCTTCGGATCGGTCGCCGCGCGAGGCAAGCTCCAGGGCGACGACATGCTCCAGCTCATGTCGAGCGGCATCCCCGTCCTCCAGATGCTCGGCAAGCATCTGAACAAGACCAGCGCCGAAGTGTCCGACATGGTGTCGGACGGCAAGATCGACTTCCAGACCTTCGCCGACGCCATGCAGGAAGGATTGGGTGGAGCCGCGCAAAGCGCCGGCACCACGTTCAGCGGAGCGCTGGCGAACGTGAAGGCCGCGTTGAGCCGACTCGGCGAGACCGCGGCCACGCCCGTCCTCAACGGACTGCGTGGCATGTTCAACCAGGCCATCCCGCTCATCGACGCGTTCACCGCGGCGGTGTCCCCGACTTTGGAGAAGGTCGGCGCGGGATTGCAGAAGGGATTGGAACAGGCGATCCCCACGGTCACCGCCTTCTTCGACAAGCTCGGCAAAAGCCAGACCGTCCAGCAGTTCGCCTCCTATCTGGCATCCCTCAAAGACGATCTGAAGGAACTCGGCTCATCCCTGTCGGGAGCCGCCGGCGCCGTCTGGAACGTCATCTCCGAACCGCTCTCCGAACTCTACAACCAGGCGAAAGGACAATTGCCCGCGATCGAGGACGGATTCAAAACACTGTTGAACGCCACGACGGAACTCCTCGACTACGTGTCCGCCCACGCCGACGCCATCATCCCGCTGGCCAAGGGAATCACCGCGCTCATCCTCGCCAGCAAAGGCATCGGCGTGGTATCAGCCGGTTTCAAAGCGTTGACGGCCGCTCTGAACGGCATCAGCAGAGGTGCCAAGGGAATCACCACAGCGGCAAAAGGCATCTCAGGATTCGTCAACCTCGCCGCCGACCTCGGCGGCATCGGCCCCGCACTGAAAACAACCGCAGGCAACTTCGGCATCGTGAAAACCGCCGTCAGAACGTTCAAGACGGTCACCACCGCGGCACGAACCGTATGGGGACTGTTCACAGGCCTCCTCGCCTCGAACCCGTTCGTCCTCGTCATCGCAGGCATCACCGCGGTCGTGGCGGCACTGACATGGTTCTTCACACAGACGGAAACCGGCAAACAACTCTGGAACAACTTCACCACATGGTTCGCGGGAATCTGGAACCAGATCAGCACCGCATGCCAGCCCATCCTGCAGGCCATCGCCGCATTCATCACCCAGACCATGAGCCAAATCCAACAAATCTGGCAAACCGGATGGACCCTCATCACCACCATCCTCCAAAACGTCTGGAACACGATCGGCCCATACGTCACCATCGCACTCACCGCCATCATCACCGGCATCCAAACATTCATCGCCACCATCACCCCACTCCTGCAAGCCGGAATCCAAATCATCCAAACCATCCTCCAAACCGCCGTCACCATCATCGGCGCAGTCTGGAACGGACTCTGGAACACCATATCCACCGTCGTACAAGGCACATGGACCATCGTCACCACAATCATCAGCACCGCACTCGCCGTCATCCAAGGCATCATCCAACTGGCGCTCGCGGTCGTCAACGGTAACTGGAGCGCCGCATGGTCGGCGATCCAGGGCATCGCGTCGGCGGTGTGGGGCGGCATCCAAGGTGTCGTCTCCGCCGGCGTCGGCATGGTCAGCGGCGTGATATCCGCCGCGTGTTCGACCATCCGAAGCGTGTGGACCGCATTGTGGAACGGTGTCGGAAGCATCGTGTCGAGTGTCTGGGGCGGCATCGTCGGCACCGTGAGCAACATGGTGGGCCGTGTCGGAAGCGTTGTGAGCGGCATCGGCGGCACCGTACGGAGCGCGGTGTCCGGCGCGGGCAGCTGGCTGGTGGACGCGGGACGCAACATCATCCAAGGATTGATCAACGGCATCACCGGCATGGTCGGCTCGTTGTATTCCAGCATCACCAACGCGCTGTCGGGCTTGGTGGACAAGGCCAAGAGCGCGTTGGGCATCCACTCCCCGTCACGCGTTTTCCGCGACGAGGTCGGCGTGATGGTCGGCCGTGGCATGGCGTTGGGCATCGACGATTCCGCGTCGGCGGTCAGCAGGTCGATGGACTCGCTCGTCTCGTCCATGAGCCTCGACACGGCGGACTGGTCCAAGACCGGACGAGCGAACGTCACCGGCGGCGTCGGAACCACCGCCACGACTGGCTCCGACGATCTGCGGACGCTCATCGCCGCGGTCGAATCACTGCACGACGACCTCGGACCGATCATCGCGAAATACACGCCGACACTCGGCGAACGCGACTTCGCAAGGAAGGTGAGGAATGCGATCGCTTGAATACATATGCGCCGCCACCGGCGAGAGAATCGGCTTCGAAGGACCGATTTACGGCGAGACCATGCCCGCCATGCGCGGCCGCGCATGGTCGTATGACCTGGGGACGCGCGGCCTGACCGGCGTCTCACGTCAGGCGCGCGAACTCACCATCACCGTCAAGGCGCACGACGGATTGGAAGCGTTGGACACGCTCGACAGGCTCGCCGACGCCGACATGGCCGCCGGAGAGCCCGGCAGACTCGTCGCCGACGGGGAATGGACCGCGTCCGCGTGGATCACGAAAAGCACGCCGCAGTCGATCACCCCGACGATGGTCGAGACGGAACTGACCATCGTGCTCGCCGACGGCGTGTGGACGCGCCGCTCGACCACTCACTTCAATCCACGCAGCGACGCGGATTCCACGGGACTCGACTATCCGCACAACTATCCGCACGACTATTCCGGCATGAGCGTCGTGCAGGAGGTCTCCAACACGACCGGCATGACGCAGCCGGTCGCGCTCACCATCTTCGGCCCATGCGTCAACCCATACGTCATCATCGGCCGCAACCGGTACGAGGTCGACGTGAGCGCGCCGGCGGGAAGCCGACTCGAGATCGACGGCACCGGCGTGGAGAAGACAGTCACGATGGTCTCGGACATGGGTTTGCGTACCAACCAGTTTTCGAAGGCCCTGCGCGGAAGCGGCCGAGGTTCCGGCACCTACATCTTCGAGCCATTGGCCACTGGGTCGAGCAGCGTCAAATGGGCCGGCGGATTCGAATTCGACCTGACCGTCTGCGAGGAAAGGAGCGCGCCGCCATGGAGCTGATCGTCACCGACACGAAAGGCGTGCCGCAAGGATCGACCTCCTCGTACACGCTCGACCTCGCCTACGGCAGTGGAGAGAACGACTTCGAACTGACCACGTCGACCCGCCTGCAGGCCGGCTGCCTGTGGTGGATCGACGGGACAGGCTGGGGCGGCATCGTCGACGACGTGGAGACCAGCGTCACCGCCGGCGAAGGCCAGCTCACCTACAAGGGCCGCGACTGGCACGGGCTGCTCGCGTCGAAGATCCTCGAACCCGACAAAGGCAAGGACTACCTGACCATGTCAGGGTCGATTAGCACGCTGCTGTCCAATGTCGTCAAACGCGTCGGACTGCAGAACCTGTTCCATGTGTCCGAGAACACCGCCAAGACCGCCAGCTGGCAGTTCGACCGCTACACGGACGCGTACAGCGGACTGGTGAAATGCCTGCGCGCGTCAGGCCTCCGCCTCGCCCTCCATGCGGATGATTCCGGCATCTCCATCAGCGCGCCCGCGTCGGTGGCTGCCGGCGACGGGGTGGACAGCGACCTCATGGACTTCACGTGCACGCTCGCGTCGCACCCGGTCAACCACCTCATCTGCCTCGGCAAGGGCGAACTCGCCAACCGTCTCGTCGTCCACTGGTACGCGGACGCGAAAGGCAACCTCGGCCACACGCAGACCCTCACCGGCCTCGACGAACGCGCCGAAGTGTACGAGCTCAGCTCGGCCGAATCGGACGAGCTTGAGACGAAAGGCAAGGAGAAGCTCCAGGAGCTGCGCGACACCGGCAGCATCGACGTGGACGTGGCCGACGGACTCGACCTCGAGGTGGGCGACACCGTGACCGGACGCGACAACACCACCGGCATCACCGTCACCGCGGAGATCACCAAGAAGATCGTCAAGATGTCGGACGGCATGCCGACCGTCACCTACGAGGCCACCACCACGGGCGCCGCGTCATCCGGGGAATCCTCCGGCGGAAGCACGTCCGCGGGGAGCTCAGGCTCCGACGGCCACGCCTACTACGCCGGCGCGGGACTCAAACTCGAGAACTGGACGTTCAGCGCCGACGTGACCGCAAGCGACCTCGAAGCGGTGAGGAAGACCGCCAATGAGGCGAACAAGGCCACCAGCGACGCGGCCGCGGAAATCGGAGGCGCCAGAGACCTCGCCAAACAGGCCGACACGAAAGCCGACACGGCCACAAGCGCCGCGCAGAACGCGTTGGCCACGGCGCAGGCGCGACTCTCGGACATCACCGCGTCGGCTCCGGTCACCGTGACCCGCACCGGCACGACGGCGGCCATCACCGTCGCACAGGCCAGTCCATCGACGGACGGGCTCATGACCGCCGGAGACAAGACCAAACTCGACACCATCGAACAATCCGCGAACCGCTACACGCTGCCGCCGGCGACCACCACGGTGTTGGGCGGCGTGAAACCGGACGGCACCACCATCAAAATCGCATCCGACGGAACCATCAGCGCGCAACCCACCGAGACCGCGGCGTCGTTCCTCGCCGCGCATCCAATCGGAGGGCTCTACTGGACCGTCGGCGCGGATCCGAACACGCTCGGCGGCAAATGGACGGAACTCGACACGATGCTCGGCGGACACGTCTGGCAGCGGCTCGCCTAGCAGGAAAGGAACAACAATCATGATGACCACGGACATCACGCAACAGGCGCTCGTCTGCACGGACTGCTGGCAGGCGTGGAAGCAGACCGCGGCGCGACAGGACACGGAATACAACGAATGGCTCAATGAAGGAAAACAGGCATGACCACCAACCTCATCACCGGCAAATCCGGCACCCCGCACGTCACCAGCGGCGACATGGGCGCCATCCAGGCGGGACTCGTCGGCAACGACTCCTACCTCCTGCAGAACTCCGACGGCACGTTCCCGGCGATCACCATGCAGGACGCCAACAACGCGCTCGTCCCCGTCCTCAACCTCGTCCTGGAAGGACGGTACGCGCGCGTCACCGAAACGCAGGCCGTCACCATCGAAAGCGGCGTCACAGGGCAGAACCGCAACGACCTCGTCTGCATGAAATACACGCGGGACGACAAGAACATCGAATCCATGACATTGGAAGTGCTCAAAGGCACTCCCGCGGAGGGCACGGCCGCCGATCCGACAGTGCCGGACGGCAGCATCCACGAAGGCGCAGGCGAGGCATGGATCCCGCTCGCACGCATCCCGATCAGCGGCATCACGCCCGGCACACCGGTCATGCTCGTCAAACAGTTACCGCCGATGAGCCGACTGTGGGATTCCGTAACCCCAATCCATTTCACGAAGGTCACCACCGATCCTGAGTTCACCATCAGCGGTTTTGTCGTGAATGGTGTCGCGACGGTCTACTGCCGGTGGATCAATGGGGGACAGTTCATGCAAAAAGCATGGAATAATGTGCAATTGGCAACGATGGACGTGCATGCCCAGAAGGAAGGATTCAACGTGTTTCCAGACAGCTTGCAAGGGAACGACATGCAACATCGTTTCCTTTACGTTGTCCGTGACGGCGTTTATTTTCGCACTTCGGTTGATATGACGATTCCGGCTGGCACTTGGCACGCCGGAAGCGTGTCCTTTCCCGTGAAGGCGGTTTAAGCGACGGCGTACGTCATCGACGTGATAAAACCGTCTCCGTTCTGCGCGGAGCCGCGATTCGAGTATCCGAACGTGCTGTCCGGCAGCAACGTGAAGACGCGCTGGGTTCCGCCAAGCGTTTGACCGCAAAACGTGGCAGCGCGACGGTGCGTCGGCTCAAGTCGGTTTTGGGGTCGGTCACGGTCTCGTGGCCGGAAGCCCATTGCACGGATCTCCTGACCGTGACCGTGCCACGCCGCAGGTCGATGTCAGCCCATTCAATGCCGACGCTTTCGCATCGGCGTAATCCCGCGCACACCGATACCAACAGCCAAGCTTCGAGTGGATGACCATAGAAACCTTTCAGCAGTCGGCGCGTCTGCCGAGCATCCAACACGCGCGGCTCGTACCTGCGCAGGCGCGGAAGCCGGATCTCCCGTCGCGTCACGTCATTGTCGGTGGCGCCTTTGCGGAAGGCGAGTCGGAGTATCGCCCTGAACACCGCCCACGCTTTGCGTGCGGCACCGGTCTGCGCGAACGAGCCAAGCCAGTCCTCGATGTCGGACGCGCTTATCGATTCCATGTCCACGCCGGCCCATCGCGGTTTGAGATGACACCGATATGCGGACTCGTAACCAACCCTCGTGCATTCCCTGAGCTTCGCGCAGGACGGCCACCAGACGTTCTCAACGAACTCACCCAAAAGCATTTCCAAGACCTTTCTCGAAAAACAAAAACCCACAATCCACGACAGTATGGCCACGCCGCTGCGCGTGTGGGTTTATCGATGGGAGCAATGATGCCATGCCACCTTTAGAGCTGTTCTCCAGCACCGAATTCTGGACCGCTGTGATCGTCGCCCTGGTTGGCGGCGGGGGAGTGGGCGCGTTCATCGGCGCGATGTCGAGCAGACGCAAGGACACCGCCGACATCGCAGCCCAGGCGTGCGACATCCTCACCGATTCCGTCATCACTCCGCTCAGGTCGCAATTGGACTCGCAGGAAGACCAGATCCGTCATCTCGAAGCGCAGCAGCGCAAGTATTTCGCGCTTACCGCGTACACGCGCAGTCTCTTTCACTGGCTCCAGGAATTCTGCGAGATCACCGAGCCGGAATTCCTCGCGCGTCATCCGAAGCCGAGCCTGCCGGACGATCTGCGCGAGGACATAGCGCCGGAGACAATCAAACGAAAGGACAAGCAATGACAGCGGTGCATTTTCATCTGACCGACGCGCAGGGCAATGGTCTGGCCGGCAAGGTCGGGCTCGTGCCATCGCGGCGCGTGACAGTCGAAGACGCGATCCGGTTGCCGGTCGTGCAGTTGGTCGTGTTGGATGCGGGCGAGGCGACGGTGGACGTACTGCCGTCCACGACCCAGTGGGCGTGGAGGGTCACGGAATACGTGGCCGGTGGCACGACGCGCTACGTCGAGGTGCCCGACAGTGCGGCCGTGGTGGAGTATTCCGCGTTGTCGGACATCGACCCGGCGTCGCTCGACCAGACGTCTAATACGGTCGCGGCGTGGGATAACGCCACGCGCGCCGCGCAAAGCGTGTTGGACAAGATCACCAATGTCGATGACAAGGTGACCGCGGCGGCTGATTCCGCGAAGGCGGCCAAAACGTCGGAGTCGAATGCGGCGCAGTCCGCGTCGGCGGCTCAGGCTTCTGCATCTGCTGCTGCGCAATCCGTCCAGTCCATCGGCGATTCCGTGGCTGCCGCCGCGTCGAGTGCGGCTGCTGCGAAATCGTCTGCTGACAATGCGGCTCGGTCTGCCCGGTCTGTGGCTGACGTGCAGTCTGCCGTGGATGCGGCGAAATCGGCTGCGGCCGCTTCCGCTGCCGCTGCGGCAACGTCTGAATCAAACGCGGCTTCCAGCGCGACGGCTGCCGCCACCAGCGCGACCGACGCGGCCAAGAGCGCCGACAGTGCCGCGAAGAGCGTCCAGTCCATCGGCGATTCCGTGTCGGCGGCTGCTGCGTCGGCTTCGGCGGCGAAAACGTCGGCCGACAGTGCGGCGAAGTCCGCCACTAACGCCAAGACAAGCGAGACCGCCGCGGCCACGTCGGCATCCAACGCCGCGTCAAGCGCGGCCGCGGCTAAAACGTCGGAGACGAACGCGGCGGCGTCCGCGTCGGCTGCCGCGTCTTCCGCGCAGTCGATTGGCGATTCCGTGGCGGCCGCGAAGGTTTCGGCTGACGCTGCGGCGAAATCGGCACAATCCGCGTCGGATGTCAAGACCGCCGTCGATACGTCCGCCGCGAACGCGAAGACGAGCGAGACGAACGCGGCCAAGTCGGCTTCCGACACGGCCGCGCTCTTGGCGAAAGTCCCGGCTTGGACGCAATGCACGGACGCCGCCGACGCCGCCACGAAATCAGCGGACGATCAGACCGGCTTCTACTGGTGGTCGAAAAAAGAGGTGTCAGCATGACATATCCGATATTGGGCGGCGTCAGCATCAACGGGGAAACCGTCGCGGGAGCCTGCCACGCGGGCCACCGCGTCGGACTCACGCACGGCGGCATAATGCTCCTTCCCAGCGGGAAGAACCTCATGCGGTACGGAGCCTATGATGCCGCGCCGCTCACCGTCACCGTCAACACGGACGGCGGCCTGCATTGCGTCTTCGGCGAAGGCGTCAAAGCATGGAATTACGTCTCCTTCAAAACACCGCTTACGGATGCAGGGCTAAGCGTCGGCGACCATATCACTGTCTCGACCGATTCCGCAGAACTTGACGGATTGAATGGCCAGATACATGTCGCCATCAGATTCCTTGCTTCAACGGGCACGTTTATCAGCCAGTTGGATATCCTCGGCGCGAATACGACAGTCGTTTCTGGCGTAATCCCGGACGGCACGG